GACGCAGGATGCAACCTTGCTCAACAAGTTCTGGTGCAGAGATATTAGAAATAATCTGACCAAATACAATCTTGTTGTTCATCCCAGTACCGAGCGAAGAACGCCGATGCTTGGGAGTAGCAGTAAAGTAATAATAGTTAGTAGCATTACAAGATGCCACAGAATCGAAAAAGTCCGTGCGAGTTGCGTTATGTGCTTCATCATAGTAAGCGACATCAATATGAATCTCGGATTCGTTCAGACGACGAAGAGAGTTGTAAGTGGTGAAGATAAGTTTGTGGTTATCAACAATATTATCCCATGCAGCAATTACCTCTGGGTTTGTTGTGCTCTTGTGGTGCGTTTCTCCACTGTGAATGTGAAGAACGTTAGCATCATCAATAAACTCAAGAAACTCACTGGATAGCTGTTCTGCCAATAGGATACGGGGAGCACAGACAACAATGGTCTGTGGTGTGGTTGCCTCACGCATACGACGCATAGCATCGAAGATCATGATCAACGTCTTGCCAGCACCAGTAGGAGCAATGATCTGCCCGAACTGATGGCGTTGCATGGCGGCGAGGGATTGCTCTTGTTGGGGGCGGAGTTTCATGACGAAGGCGTTTTAACAAAGATAGTATGGCACAAAAAAGGGAGGCTGTCAACCCCTGTCAGAAAATGCTGACTGTTACGAGGGGGTTGACAAACCTCAAGAAACCCAGTAGAATCACTCTGTCAGGGGTCAGATGAATATGGTAACTCTGTTAATCCTTTAACACTATTATTACCATAAGCAAACTCACCATCATGAAAGATATAAAATTGTACAAAATAATCAGAATCAATATTTTTTTTACTCATTGGTAAGTTTTCTAAAGCAAAATCATATGCTTCTTGCTCTGAATCAAAATGAACAAATACAAACTCATTGTATAAAAGTTTATCAAATAATCCTTCGCCCAATGGTTCTAGATTAAGGTGGTACGCAGAGTAGATCTCATTTGCTTTTTGAGCATCAGTAACACCATCGGGACCAACAGTACGAAGAATCATTACTGTTGATTGATCTTTTGCTGTAATGTGTCTAGCAAATTCTAAGAAGTCATGTACAATCATCACACATCTCCTACGTTAAGTTGAGAAAGATCAAAATTAAGTAAATCTTGACTTAAATTATATTTTTTAATAATATCATAAATTTGTTTATTTACTGGAATACCTTGTTCATTCCTAAGTTTTTGTTGATTGATAACAGCAATAGAATTTTTTCTAATAATTTCTTGGAAACTTGTTGATACTTTCTCTGGCATTCTATCGTATTGATCATCAGTTGACAGATATTCAACATCTTTATTGGGATACTTAGAATGATAAACCAAAGGATCAACTGGCCATTTAAATTCTTGTAGATATATTAAATAATCTAATTCATCACCGAAATCATTAAATGATTTAACACAATTTCTTAGCTCAGTTCTCCATTTTATCCAAAGTTCTTGCTCTCCTTCAAATAACTCTGGATAGTCAGATAATACTCTATAGTCACTTGTTCTCAATAGATCATCTCTTTTAAATATAAGATTATTATATAATTCATCAATATACTCATCTTTAGTTAAAATTTCTAAGATAGTATTATTTCTTTCTTCCGAATCTACCGTTTGTTGAACAAATACAGCAGATTTCAATACTTCAAATATTTCCTTTGCATCTTCAATTGTAGCATCAGTAACTTCATACTTTACCCATTTTGCTTGTTGAGTAGCAAAATCATACTTCATTTTTTCTTTAAACATCATAAAAGTTCCATCATCATAAATGCCAAATAAAACTATTTTATCTTTATCATCAGATAATTCTGATGATAAGTTAGTTAAAATGTTTTGATTTAATTGCTCACTAAGATAAATTGCATTATATTTTGTTTCATTTTCTTTATTGAAAACACGCACCAAAACCATTCTACTCTTAGAATCATATTCTAAGATAGTAGATTTTTTTTCTGGTGGAGCAATTTCCTGTAATATAAAATCACTAGGATTGAAAGTAGATGCCATGGCAGGAGCTTTTATTTAATATTTAGAACGCTTTTATTAACCATCTTACCCATGTATATGGAGAAATTAATGGTACTTCAGTTTGAGGAGCAAATTCTGGTACAGGAATTAATTGTTTTGTTGAAGCAAGTGTAAATTCTCCAGGTAAAACTTCTATACCAACATAATTATTATCATCTGGATTGGCACTAAAACTAATACTAATGTCATCGGTAGCAAATTGACTTCCTGATGTAATTACACCAGGACCATTATCTTTACCCCAACTAAATGTTGAAGATTGATCACCTGGATTAACTAAACTAATATAGTGAGAATGTGATTTTCTTTCTGGTGTAAATGATTGAACAGTAACATTTTTTTCTGGTATATCTAATGCACCGATAAATCTATATAAACTACCAGAAACAGAAGAAGCTCCTCCCGCCCACGTTTCCAAATTAATATATTCATTAATTTCGGAATAATTACCATTTGAAGCACCTTTTTCTATATTTGGCTGTCTTACTGTAATTTTACTATAAGATGACGCAACTTTTGTGCCATCATATCCAGAGCCTTGATCCCATTCATCTAATGTTTTTGCAAAAATTGGAACGTTTTTCGGATTTTGTGATGCTCCATCTCCTCCATCAGCAGAAATGCTAGTTCTTGGTACATCATCGCTACTTCCTTGAATATCGTAGTCATCGGTACAATATCCCCAAACATTAAATCTAAAAGTCTCGGTGGCAATAGTTGGTCCATCTTGTCCACCATAATTAGTTAATGGTAGTTGACCACCAAAACCACCTCTTCCTCCCCAGTTTACATATCCTTTATTGTTTCCTGGATCTGGCTGTCCGCTCACCATTTCATGGATATGACGAGGTACTTCAAATATTCTAGTGTCACTTAAAGATACATTTCCATTAATAGATCCAGCTGTTTCAAATTCAACACTTCCAGTAATTAATTCATAACCAGTTGTTCTAAGACTAGCAATAGCAAAGTAATCACTTGATTGTGCTGGTTGTCCTGTGGGAGGAGTTTCCACTTGCTCAAATTCATTATTATTTCCTGTTGAATCAATTCCAGGATCTGCAATTTTATCCACAAACCACATACCACCTTGAGATCCAGGGGTATTGCCACTAGCTCCAATGCTAGATTTTGCTGGTCCATATAAAGGATTGACGATTGGTGAAGATGCAGAAGTACCATCAATAGGTCCAGTTCCCAATACTTTCCTATTCCTAAAGTCTGGCAATCTAAACAAAGTATCATCTGCCGATGTTGCACCATATGATTTACCAATTATTTCATATAAAAGAGGAAAATCTTCATTGCTTACATAATCACCATTACACCAAATCCAACCATGGAATCTTGAGTTTGGTTTTCCGTCCAACGATCCCCAATTATCATTTTCTGTTGCATCTTGGAATACTGGCATGATAGTACCAATTGGCAATCCTTCAAACTTTGTAGAAAATCTAACTTGTTCTCCTTGTCCATCTCCTTTAATTGTTTGAATACTGCTATACCATTGACCAAGAATTGGATCTTGAGTTTCTGCGTTAGCAAATACTGTAAATGGTGTTGAATATGATCCGACAGTAATGTTAGACGCAACATCAAATCCAGGAATTCCACTTGCAAGCATTCTCACTGTAAAGGTCTGATTATTAGAAATCGATCCAGGAGACGATAGTGTATATTCTGTATATGGACCATTATCAATTGAAAATTGTACTCCATTGGTTCCATATATGGAAACAGCAGATACTCCAATGCCAGTTATAGTTATAGTTTCATTTGATACGCCATATTGCAATGAATCTGCATAAACTGGAGTAAATACAAATGGGGTTGGATTTGTTCCAAAAGAACCTGCAGTCGTAACTGCCCAAACAGTTTCAAAATCACCAGCAGTTATTGTAAATTCTATACGTTCTCCTGGTATATCTGATGTTAGATATTGTAATCTAACTACGTCATATAATTGTACTTGTATTGAAGACTGTCCCGTGTCAACACCATTTAAAATAATTGTAGCATTTGGTTCTTGACCATCATCTCTTGTTATCGCAAATGTAATTGGAGAATCAATTCCCTGAATAACAACAGAGTTTTTAGATTTTACTGTTGTTTCTAATGGTTGTTTAGTAAGTTCAAAAAATACAAATGTATTTGGATCAGTATCTGGTTCTTTAATAGTTGTTACATTAAAAGTTTCTGAGTTGGAATCTCCTACTACTACAGTACTTGTCGTGGTAGTCAAATAATCCACAGAAGATCTCAATCTAATTTTAAATAATTGATTATTACCAATTTGTCTTGGACTTGGTGAGAAAGAATCACAAACACCAGGAGCAGAACAAATTGATATTTCTGCTCCTCCTGTCGCAGTAATGTCAACTAATGTATTAATGCCACTAATTTCTATTTCATCACTCTCAATTAATGTATCAATATCCACATTAGTTTTATCTGGAATATCAAATGGATTTGGCACAGTATCTGGTGGTTCTCCAGTTTCCACAATCCAATATACTTCAGTATCACCAACAACAACTCTAACTGGATACGTTGTATAATAATCCAAACCAGTTGTCATTTGTACTTGAATCCATTCTCCATTTCTGACAAATTGTGAAGTAGAGGTGTATTCACTACAATTTGCTTGATTAATATCACATACTCTAATTTTTGCTTGACTTTCAAATGCAGTTACTAATACTCTTCCAGTAATACCAGTAATTTCTACCTTTTCCGATTCATATGTAGTATTAGTAGAAGCAGATAATATAGAGGTAAATCCAAATGCATTTGGTGTTCTATCTTGTGGTGGTACTCCAATTACAATAATACCATCTGTTTCCGATCCAGAACCAAAATTAGAAAAATTATTTGTTGACGCTAAATTTACTATATTTGCGTCATAATATGCACCACCACCCGTTCCACCAGTGGCGTCTAAATCATCTGTTTGAATTATTTCACCAAATTCATCTAACCTATTTGCTGGGACAATACCAGGAGTTCCAAATCCTCCTCCAGCGCCGCCACCGCCACCACCTTCGGAAGTATTATCTTCTCCGTCAAGTCCAGTTAAATTTAACCCATCTAATGTACTTTGAAGAACGCCATATCCATCATAATTTCCATTTTGGGTTTCTTTTTGAATTTCGGTATCATTACCAGCACCCCCACCACCTGCTCCTCCTCCAGCAAGAGCAATTAATGTACCATCATTAAAAGCAATAGCAGTTGCTCCGCCACCACCACCGCCAGAACCAGAACTATCTCCAAGACCAGAATCACCACCATTTCCTCCAGTAGCATATCCCCATCCACCTGCTCCTCCAGGAGCATTAGCAGTAAAGTTTAATCCGTTTTCACCTCTAGCTGCTGGATATAATTTAATACTATAGTCATTTCCCGCAAAAAATGATGCTGGTAATTCAATATTTCCTCTTAATAAATTACCAAATCCTCCACGACCACCATAACTATTTGGAGCATCATCTCCACCATTTCCTCCACCACCACCAACTAATACAAAATCAAATCTTTCTGCATAATCTGGGACTACATAATTTTCTGGTTGTGTTCTGTTAATGTTTCCACTATATACACTATAATTCCACCCCTGTTTTACTGTATAAGCATACACAGTATCTGTATAATCACCTATGCTATAAGTAACAAATGACAAACCTCCAGATGAAGTGCTAGCAGAAAATCTCAAACTTAAAGTAGTTGCAGTTAAAGGAATACTTGTTAAATTAGATGAAGAGAAATTAGTTCCATCGTAACTTATTTGTGCTGCAGCATTTGCTGATTGAGAAACAATGTTCGCATTAATTGGAATATCAAAACCACCTAAAGGAATACCAATTAGTAATGACTCTCCAGGATCGGCAGTATAAACATTAGAACCTTTAAATGGATATGGAGTATTTCTTGCTAATCTTGTTTTAATTGTAATCGTGTCTTCAAGATTTGCAAATGATCTGTTAGATGCACTTGGACCATTTGTTGGGTTTGAATATGGAGAAGGACCACCATCTGGAGGACCATCTATTACAATTTTTGTTGTTAACTGTTGATTGTATAATTCACTAGATAACTGTCTAACTGTTACTTTGTCGCCATTTTTTACAAATAAAGATTGTACCCATTCTCCAGTATCATTTTTTCTTAATGTACCATTTCCTTGAGCAATTCTACATCTAATTTCAACATCTCTTCCATTAACGGAAGAAGTATCAATTGGTAATTGTGGTTTTCCTGTTGATGTATAACTAAAAGGTTCTTCTAAATTTGAGTATATGCCAGATTCATACTCAACTCCAA